GGGGGTGTGTTAACTAAAGATATGCTCAACCAGGCTCCACATAACGAGCCTCATACCACTGCATATCAGCGGTAGCCGGGAGCATTTGCGCAACACTTAACATATCATGTCGGTAAATGGCATCCTCAATCGCCAATTGCGCACTGACGGACACACCAAAACGATGTTCGAAGTATTCGCGCGTCCCGAGTGACGGCGCGAAGGGAGGTATCTTTATTGATGCAAGATCCACGCCCATCGTATTGTACGACTCTTCGACATGAGTTAGTGACACACCTTGTGTAAGCTTGATCGCTTCACGCGCTAATGCACCAGCAATTGGACACTGCGGTAACTCATACGCTAAGGACAAAGCCTTACACCGCAATAACGAATCCATCACCCTATGGCCAGCGCCAATAAAAGAATGTGTCCAACCGAATTTCTGTAACACACTACGAGGATCCTTGATGATCTCTCCTGTCGGCCCGAAGATCATGCCGCAGAAGTGACCATCACAGGGATCCTGTAGCTGGTGCATCCCCCTCGTGACGAAGCCGAGTCTCTCGAAATCTTTCTCATCAAGATCCACATCCATCGAAACGAGAGCATCGTCACCTTCCACCAAGCCATCAATAAGATGGCCTCCCTTGAGCCACGCTGCAAACATCCACAAACAAAGGTTTGAAAACCCGTTACCTAGGGATGTCCACATGTCACCAGACATTCTTCGGCCCCAGATAGCGAGAAACAAACCCAACTTAGTCCTGCAGCGATTCAAACCGGCGTCTGTCTCACAAATAACCTTGGCAGCCTCTGGATAATTAGGCTCCAGCATATAGCGAAACAACTCGCACTCACAGACGTCCACAAACTCCGATACGAGACTACCCTCAAAACCTGAAAAGTCGTTCTCGTATATCTTCAAGAGGACACTTCGCATGTTTTTAATTCTTTCTTGTTTTTGTTGCGGCGTCATCTTCTTTGCGAAGTAAGGAAGCTTATACACTTCGTCTTCAATTCTTTTGATTAGATGACCGCAGTAGACCTTAAAGAAGTCTGATCGGGAATTGATCATACGCCCCTCCTTCAACTCGCCGTAGGCCTCCAATTTGACAAAAGAATCAATATGGGAAGCACGGCGCTTGCTTGGTGGTTGCCCCCGCAGGGCTACCCAAGCCTGCAACAACTCCTCTTTACGGCTATCAGGAAAAGAAAGACCGCTAAGCCAACTAGAAAAGCTCTCGTTGTTCGAGAGAAATAGTAGCGGTCTAAGTCTAAAGGAGTATCCGAGTCGAGCTGGGTCTCGAAGCAACGTTCTGACGAAAAACCTAAATCTTTCATTTGTTCCACGCACCATAGCTGGAACTCGTTTAATGACTCTTTTTCTGTAGGCTCGGATCTGGGTGTTGATATCGTTTCTATCAACACTGATCGGGGCGTAGCCGGGGACTCTTCCAAAGTTAAGAGCCCTAAAGTTGCGGCTCCTTGGACGGTTGCCCAGCACCCGACTGTCAGTCCTATCAGGAGTAAACTCATCAGGCACCCGCAACTTAGTTTCATACAGCCGGTACCCGACCGCGTAGACTTTCTCCTTGGTTGCCGGAATCCCAAGTCGTTCACAGACAACGGACTTCGCAAGACTTGGGCGTCGGGTAGCGGCACGCACCCGTTTAAAGACTCAGGGTTTAAGTCTCTCTCAGCAACCACTCCGGACAGCACATACTCGGTACCATTTAATGCATCAGCTGCCATCGTATCAGGCAACGGCAGCACCGGAGCACGTAGGCACTTTTGTCGAGCAGTAGCCATGACACTCTCAGGGCTAGCGACATTTGAATATTCGGCACTTGCTACACTGAGCAAGTGTGGTACAAAAGCTACATCCAAAAACTTTGGTTGGTAAATAGCTCTCAACCAAGATTTGTAGCTCACCACGTCCCTATACCACTGACCAGTGTCTGACTCAGTAGCGACGAAATGCTCGATATACCAACGCCACCACGACCATGTCACGTACTTCATACCGAACAAGCGAGCAACGCCTACAACTACGTCTTGTGGCACTATCTTAGTCTCTCGATCAGAGACCAATCGCTTGTCCTCGAGAGTCTTATGGACGAAGTACTTAACGCCTTGTACCTTGGCGTAGGAAAACCCCTCCCTCACTTCCATAGCAGTAGTCAGCTGGCTGTCATGAGGGTGAATACCATCAAGTAGACTCCTACCTTGGTCTACCGTGACTCGCCAACTTGGTGGCTTGTTGGCGGGGTCCGCCTTGCCATCCGGGGGTAGGTTGGCTGGCGGCGGTGTTGAACTAGAAGGAGAAGGAGCGGCCTTCTTGTGGATAGTGTAATGCACAGTTCGAGTCGATGATTCACCGGATTTGTTTACGGCTTGTTTTGACTCGTCTTTCTTAGAAGAATCACTCGGTTTGTCTTGGGCCTTCTCTTCTTCTTTCTTGCCGGATTGGTTTACGGCTTGTGCTTTAGGTGAGTCCGCGCTACGCGATCTCACCACTCCCTCGACAGGCTCCTTGCCTTTAGAACTAGGCATAAGATCGGCGACATCCCCTTGAGCTCGGGCAGTAGGCTCCGATGCGGGCTCGACGGTCTTTTCCCTCCTCTCTTGTTCCTCACGTTCAATCTTTAGATATTTCAAAAACTTTCGTGCCAATTTCTTCTCCTCTGCATCCCCAATCTCCAGCGCTTTCTTGGCCAAATCTTCAATCTTGACATTGGCGTCCAAGTAGCGTCGATAGTAGCCGATAACATTGTGATCAGCAGAATTCATAATCGGCACCTTATCTAAAGGACTGAACCCGTTCTGCATCAGCAGTTGACGGCGATATCCTTGCATCAACAATTCTTTACGAAAGTTTGGACCAGGATTGAGTACGTTCGGCGAAGACTGTTGCACAGACTGTCGATTCATCTGCGCTTGAGCAACTGCAGCGCCAACTCTGGCCAACAGCAGTATCCTCATTCTACCGACGTATTTCGTCTGCTCAGCGTAATTGGCAAACACTTTGTCAAATTCTTCAACACTCATGTCGGGAAGTTTGCCAGTACGGCGCCATGCCCCTACTAAGTTACGGGGCTGATTCAACACGGGAGCTTTGACACCAGGTAACAGCGCACCCCACTTTCTTCTCTCTTTTCGACTATAATGGGGCTCTGTGGGTGGCAAGTCCTCATCCCACTCATGGATAACACCTAAAGCACGTGTCCTGAGCTTGCCCCGACGACGGGCTGCGGCGAATGCGGCTGCCTGTGGATGAGGTTCTCCACGGTACCCTCGCAATTGACGCCGTTTCTTGTGTGCACGCATGTCACGACCTCTCGATCTGATATCCCCTTCAATCTTCGCGGCGTGCCAATCATCCTCATCGTCGGACAGGCCTGTATGAACGACAGGCCTCTTCGTCCGCACGCCACGTGAGTGGCGCCGGTCGGGGTTGGGCGGAAATGTGACTGAATATTCCGTCGCCCGGGTCTACGCCATGACAGGAGGGGCTAGTCCTGGTGGCGGGGGTGCTGTCCCGGATCAGGTTCGCAATCTGCGTTCTGCCTGAAGCGACAGCGTGGGGCTAGCAGCAGGTTGACCATTGCTGGATGTTGGATCTGCTAGCCATTCACAAAGGCCACCCAAACTCACCATGCTGCCTGATCTTCGCGAACAGTCAAGCCGGCACCATGAGAAGGGGAT